GTAGAAATATGCCCGCAATGGCTGACATCACCGTCAAGAAAGCTGACGGCGTGACGAACATCACGTATACGCAATTGACCCCCTCCGCTGGCGACCGCGTCGCGGCCCAGTGGCGGGAGAACACTGCAACCACCGCTGCCTACCGCCCGGTAGTCGGCATGCGCACCCAGAACAACGGTGCGAAGGACGGGCGTCGGGTTTTGATTACGGGAAACTTTCCGTACGTCGACCCTGTGTCTGGTTTGGTGATTGCGAAGATGCCGCTTGTCTTCGAGGGTACTGTCCCTCTGAACGTGCCGGACACCTTTGTTTCTGAGGGTGTTGCTCAATTCTCCAACCTGCTCGTTTCGGCCCTGATTCAGGCTTCGATCAAGGCAGGTTTCGCCCCGACTTAACGGGTGAGACTTTGGGTCAGTCGGATCTCTCCGACTGTACGCCGGGAGATATTTACCGCCACGGTGTCCTTAATCGGGCATTCGTTGGTGGTGGGTATCCTCCTTGTCTTGGTTAAAATGTATCAATCATAGGTGCAAAGCTTATGGAAAAGGTTGTGGATGCGCAAGTGATCACCCTTGGTCGGCGTGTCTTGGCCGACCTCAGCACTCCCGTGTCTCTGAAGATTGATATACTGATGAGGCATAACGCGTGGGATCAGTTGGTGCAATGCCGAGTTGATCCGAGTTGCTATCTCGACACAGTTGGCGGTACCGAAAGGTTTCGCCGCGATTATCAAGCCGTTGAGTTGCTCAGAAAATTCCCTGAGTTGCCAACGACAATCGATCGTAAAGCTGTAGCGAGAGCTGGGTTCTGGGCCTCTGAGGCCCAGTGTTTTAAGTCCAATCAGCGCCTGTCGTTCTATCTTGACAGAACTTTCCGTTCGGCCGCCGAAGAAGGGTATTTATTCCCCGGCGATCGACGCATTGCGGAATTCATTCGCAATGTGAGAAAAACGGTAGAACGCGTACTTGGACCCCTGCCTCCTCACTTGTTGGGAAGGTTTGGACCCGGTGCAACGTATGAGTCCGAAGGGCATCGTTTCGCCAAGAGGCTAACTCTCGGTGATAAGATGCAAATACGTTTGACTTCAACTCCCGATGCGACCTTGCTTTCACCCTACGTGTATGGTACTGCGTGGGGTAGGGCCGTCGTTAAGGAGTTCCCTTATGACTCAGGAGTCCAGAACGTTCGCGGCAACCGGTTCTCAACCGTGCCAAAAGACGCTACTAAGGACAGAGCTATTGCGATCGAACCTGGTATTAATGTCTTTCTGCAGCTTGCTGTGGGACAGCATATACGCCATCGGTTGCTTTATGGTGCCGCTCTTGATCTGAAACATGGTCAGGAAAAACACCACGATCTCGCCCGTATTGCAAGTATTACTGGTGAGTGGGCTACGATAGATCTGAGCAGTGCTAGCGACACCGTCTGCCGTACTCTGGTACAGCTGTTTTTACCAGATGATTGGTTCTCTCTTCTGTCGACACTGAGGAGTCCGTTCACACGGATGTCCCATGGTGCTGATGGTCGCCCCTTCCGTTCGCGGGAGAAAGGCAAGAAGAGTCAAAAGGTGGATAGGTGGGTCACGCTGGAGAAGTTCTCCTCGATGGGGAACGGATTCACATTTGAGCTAGAGACGCTCCTCTTCTACGCCATAGCAAAGGCCGCGGGAGGATTACAGCGCGACGAACTCAGTGTGTACGGGGACGATATTATTATTCCGACGCGTTGCGCCTCCGATGTTTTGGCGGCGTTACGTTTCTTCGGATTTACCCCGAACCAGCGTAAGACATTTGTACAAGGTCCCTTTCGGGAAAGCTGCGGCGGTGACTTCTTCTGTGGGGTGGATGTAACTCCCTATAGGTTAACGAAGGAACTGCTTATGCCCTCGGATTGGATTTCGGTAGCTAATGGCCACTTCCGGTGGTCTCGCGCTGGTTTATTCCAGCGCGACCCTGTGAAGCGCGCGAGAGCGCACGCAATTGGTCAGATACCCTCCGAAGTCCGCAAGTGCAGGGGCCCGGTTACCTTGGGTGACATCGTCATCCATGATTACTCGTGGAAAAATAAAGTCGCCGGTTATCCCGACGACCCAATCCCTGAGTATGAGCCTGATGAAACGTGCAATGCGTTTTGGTTGGGTGGTATCCGCTACGTCCGTACGTGGTCCCCGGTGCAAGACCGGGTGCCAATACAACGCTTTACGGGCGATATACAACTCGCTCTGGCCCTTTATGGGTCAGCTTCGTCGGGCCTGACACCGCGCAATGCGGTTTCGGGGTACACGATGAAGTGGGTTCCGTTTAGCTGACGGGATCC